GCTGCAGTTGTTAATGCTGCATCCAGTACTTCTTGTGTATCACAAACAATAATACCGTTTGCTTCATCATCATCTTGTGCATCTTCACGCATTTTGATATCACTGAATTCCATTGCCTTTTTATGAATGATACGGTACTTATCAATATTTGGACTATCGACAACTCCATTATTGGTCATTGTATGACCATTGTAAGCTTTAGGCTTGATTCTTGTAACAATATCACGCATATCTGTATTAAGATGCATTCCATTCATGTTTTTTCCGTAACGAATTTCTACATTTCTATCAGATCCTACACGTTTGTTGACAGAAACATGAAAGTTATCAAAATAGATTTCTCCACCCCATCTGGATATAAAAGAGTTCTCATCAGAACCATTTAATGCTTCCATCAAATTTTTATCAATATAGTATGCGGTTGACAAACGTGAAATATCAGAAGATCCAGTATATTTTGGATTTGTAATTATTGAATCGAGAGCACCTTGTCCATTTGTATCTGTTGGCCTCTTATCATCTATCCAGCAATCATCCATGCTGTCATAGAAGATATGTTCTAAATCGCACGTTACACCTTTATTATCGTCAATATCATAATTAACAATCCTATAAAGCTGTTGTGTTCCATCAGATGCTGGAGCTTTAATAACTGCATCATCTGTGATCCATTTCCATCGTCCTTCTGAATCTATTGGATGTGACATTGAACCAATCCAATCTCCATTTAAAGTGGAATCCAACAGACACTCTGTAGGCAATAGAACGATATCGCCATTTTTTTTATAATCGGTATTTCCTTTTTTATACAGCTGAATCATGGATGTAACCACCTCCATCTAGGTTTTACTTTTAACGCAAAACCAGGAGTTATTGACACAGAGTTTATCCCAGTCTTTAGATATAAATCATCAAAATCACCTGTTGCCAAAGTATTGGATAGTTGTCCTGATTCTAGTACAACTTCTTGCTTTTCTGTATCAATGTAAATTGTTCCATCTACATTACATTTCAATTCCTTATCATTGATTGTTAAAGTACAGGATCCTGTTCCTTCTATCCTGTATACCGGTTCACACATACTATAGATATTGATTATTTGATTGTTTGATACTGATTCAAAGAAATCTCCACTTAGAAGATATACCCCAGGATCACAAGTAAATGTCAAACTAAATTCAATAGATATATCTGAATATCTTTCATAATCAGACACTTCTACTTTTTTAATTTGAAAATACCTTGTCTCCATTCCTTCCAATATCAATTTTTTAGATTGCATAAGCAAAGTTATGAACCTTTGATACTGTAGATCCACACTAACTTCATCAATTAGTGTAATATCACAATCCATAGAAATTATAGTATCACTATAAGTTCCATCACTTTCTGTTAATGTTCCTCTTCTTCCTGGTATAGATGTCTGTGTATAGCTTGGTGATCCATATTGAATCACCGGATAGCTATCTATTACACGGACACCAAACGAAGCACTATATAATTGATCTGTTTGAAAACCATACTCTATCATTTATAGCGCCCCTTTCCTTTCTGATCACGACTTATTTTTTTAATCGTAGCTTTTGTTGTCTTATCTACAAGCACATCACTGTCTACAATGAATTGATTATTGATTACGATTGGTCCATCATCATCCGAAGGATTATCTGTATCTGTTGAAGTATCCACATAAGCAGATGCTGGATGATCATAAGCCCTACCTTTTGCAGAAGATACAAATCGAGAAGCGACCTCTTTCTTACTTGCATCAAATGCTGCTTGAGTTGATTTTGTAGCCGCCTTTTTGAGCTCTGGAGTTTTTTCCTCTAAACCAACAGCTTCACCTTCGACCCAGTTATATCCAATTTCTTTCTTGGCTCTTCTAGATGGAGATTTAATACCAAGCCAACCTTTTACCGTATCAAATGCGCCTTTTACGCATCCAACAGCTTTATCAATCAACCATTTGCCCATACTGGCAATACCGTTTCCAATACCTTTAATGATATTGATACCAACTTGTAACCAATCGATATTACCGATATAGTCAATCATATTGGCTACAACATCACCAAGCCCTGCAATCAAGGATGGTATTGCACTTAATATACCTTTTATCAATTCACCTAACAATTGCACTCCAGTGCTTAAAATACTTGGTAAATGTTGGATCAAAGAACCAATAAAATTAGCAATAATCGTTGGAACTTGTCGTACTAAATCTGGAATGCTATCAACGATCCCTTGCACCAGACTTAACAATAACTGCATACCAGAATCCCATAATTGTGGAAGATTACTAATAAGACCGTTAACAAAATTTGCTATAGCTTGAAATGCTAGAGGAATAAGTTCTGGTAATTTAGCTGATATACTATCAAACAATTGACTAATCAACTGGATACCGCCAGCGGCTATTTGATAGCCATTTTCTGCCAGTGTGGTCAAGAATTGTTGGATCACTAACAGTGCTGCATTTGCCAAAGATGGCAATGCCGCTGCAATCCCTTGAACTAACGATCCTAAAATCGTTGTCGCAGTATTGAAAATAGCAGGTAGTTGAGAGCTCATCCCATTCAATAGATTGGTGATAACTCCAGCCCCGGCTTCAAACATTCCTTCAAGTCCACCCTCTTCAAAAGCGCTTGAAAGAGTTGATAATGCTTCATTTGCAGCAGGCAATATACTGTTTGTCATCTCTTCCGAGATTGGCTTCATGATATCGCCAAGCAACTGCTGAGCATTATCTTTTAAAGTGGACATCTGCCCCTCAAAAGTCTTGGATTGTTTTTCCATTGACTGGAAAAACTTTCCACCTTCAGAAGTTGCTCGTTCCATCGATGCGGTAATTTCATCGACAGACAACGTACCTTTAGAAATACGATCATACAAGCTTTCCATCGATTCGCCTGTACTCTCTGATATTTCTTGCAACGGGTTGAATCCAGCTTCAATCATCTGCTTGACATCTTCAAGCTGTACTTTACCAGCTGAGCTCATTTGTCCATATGCCATAGCAATACTAGACATCTTATCTGCAGATCCTTGAGAAATATCCCCAAGCATCATCATCTTGTCCATCGCTTCATCAGCAGTAAAACCATAGTTCATTAATAACTGAGTTGTATCCGCAAGTTGAGGCAGTTCAAATGGAGTTTCTGCTCCAACTTTTTTCAATCTTTCAATAACTTCACTTGCTTTTTCGGCTGAACCGGTCATAACTTCAAAAGAAGTCTGATAAGTTTCGATTGAAGCATTATATTTTATACCTACTGCAGCTAATCCGCCCATTGCAGTTGTAATGCCTGCAATAGCAGTAATGGAAGCTTTTGCAGCCGTTTTTGCCGCGCTGCTAACAGCTGAAAATCCTTTTTTTGATAAAGAACCTATCTCATTAAAGGAGTCTTTCCATCCTTTAGAAGGTTTTTTACCTTGATCACTGACATCATCGGCAGTTTGTTTAGCTTCTTTCTCTGTCTTTTTTAATCCAGATTTTAATTCACTTTCATCTACAGACACACCAATCTTGATGCTTCCATCATTGTTTGCCAATTACCTCACCTGCCTTTGTCTGTGAGAGCAACTGGCACATGATGGCTCTATCTGCTCTGTTTTCCTTTATTCACTTTTATTTCAAATATTTGTTTACATTTTTTATTTTTACAACGTACTGTAATACCTTTGCACTCTGCTTGGTTTTGAATGATCATTGGCATCACATACCCACAATGAGGACATACAATCTTTTTTACTTCTTGCATTCTTCAATCCTCTTTTTGACATATTCTTTCATTTTTGCATTACGTCTTGCTAATTTAAGTTTAGAATCAACTTTGATTTGTTCTGACTTGATTGCGTATCTTTTTTTCATCGCTCGAACAAACTTTTTTTCTGATTTAGAAACATCTTTTAAATTAACAGTTCGCCAATACATAACTTTTGAAAGCAAATGTTCTTCATTCAAACTATTAAACATGGCCAAGAACTCCCACCAGTGAAGTTCTTGGTTTTTTGTTTTGTTCAAATTGATTCCATATTGACTTCTAAACGCCGCATAGATCATAGAAGCATCTTGATCAAAGTCATATGCTCGATTAGAGTTTCTTGACGGTCCTAATCCTTCATTATTTTCATTAATGCCACCTTTGAAAAAATAAAGGAACTGATTCATAGCTTCTTCTAAATCATCAGGGACATTGTTTTTATAGAAAATATTTAAGACTTCGAACATCTTTTGATCGTCCTCTTTATTCATAGAAAACAAATCAATTTCACAAAGCATAGATGCTCTATATCCCCAATCAATTGGCCATTCTTCACCATGAATGATTACAGTACGAGGTAATTCATCGATTAGGATATTTTCCATCAATGGATACGTTTTGTTGAAAACGGAGCGATTTTCTTTTGATCTGATTTGATTGCTTTCAAGAATTGATCATACATTTCTCTAGCGGCTAATAGATCTGTACAATCACCAATAACATCAACACCTGTAGTCGAAATGAAAAACCTTTTGATCATGTCTATTTGTTTTTCTAAGAAAACAAACATGCTGATTTCTTCATCTTCCATCTTATCAACGCTAGATTGAATGGCTTTTTCGTCTTCAGAAAGCACCTTTAATGCATCTTCATATTTTTTCGCATCTTTCATATCATACATATTGAAAGATATATTTTTTCCATTGATCTTTGTTTTCATATCTAAGCTCCTGCACTATACGTATATTCTGTTGGGTTGTCTCCAACTTTTCTAAATTCAACATCAATTGCAGCTGATTCTCCTGCATTTCCTCCACCATCTGAATTAATGATGATTGAAACTTTACCTTTTTCACCTTTACCAGTCAAAAGACAGAAGTATACATAATCTGTAATAACTTTATTACCAGTCCCATACTTGATCGCATGACTGAAAATATAGTCTTGAACTTCATCTCCAATATAGCGATCTCCAGAAATTGTAAAAGATCTCTGGTTTCCAGTGCGTTGAGTTGACTGACCCGCACGAATATATGTCTTATCCACTGTGATAGGATTCATCTGTGCATCCAATCCTTCAATACCTAATTGGACTACATGATAATCTGTTTCTTTCACTGAAGCAGTTTCAGGTGTAGTATTGATTGCTAAAACAAAATCATCATTGGTTACCCATCCTTCAAAATCGGGATTAGGTGTATACCCTTGCATCAATTCACTTAATTTCATTACTTGTCCTCCTTGTCAAAATAAATAATTCGACATTGAATCTGATATCGTGCCAAACCTTCTTTGGGATTGATACCAGATAAGTTAGGCATGTTTTGCAGATTCTCCATTTTCTTGATTTGGCAACTCTCGCCAAAATCAGGGAAATTCTTTTTTTTGTTTTGTTCATCAATCCAATCCATAAAGGATTGAACAAAATTCATACATTCTAAATTCAGTGAATCTAGATCTGTTGAATAAGGTCGAATAAGTGTAATGGTAAACCCATACGCTTTTTCTGCCCCTTTAAAATACTTTTTGATTACTCTGTCTGAAAAGTCTGTGGTTATAGCAATTTGTCCCATTTCTTCAGATGAATAATTAAATCCAAGCGTTTGTTCTGTTAAATCATCAATTTTCTTTTTAATAAAAGAATGCACTGCATCATGTTTGGTCATCGTGATCTTCCTCTCAAATAATTTCGATAAGCTTCTAACAATTCATTTCCTCTTGCTACCATCATAGCTTCATTCCAGTGGCCGGTTGCTTTTGGATGTCTGAATTTCGAATATGTCAGTTTCCGTGTTGAAGGAACCTTTCCTACGTTCGGTCTTGACCAGAACTGTTCACCATCAGTAAAAGCTCCAATCTTATACTTAGGATCTACATACAATGTACCTTCCCATTGATAATGAGCATAAGGACTTTGATAATGTATGATCCCTTCTTTCGCTTGTACATACGTTCTTATATTTTGTGCTAGCACAAGGTTATCCGCTGGAACATAAGGATCCATCAATCTTTCAGCTTCATTAGCTAAAAAGAGAAGGCCATTGTCTCCTCCGGTCTTCTCTTCAATGATTGTATTCATAGGCTTCATCCATTGAAAACCTCCACTCATATTTATCCTCCAAGCCTTATATGCTTACCAAACCTATATCTAGTGTTATCACTGATTGAAGTTACACGAAATGCATCTGGTTTATACTTGTGTAACAATTGCGTAGCATTCATGCCTTGCCCTATTTCATCGTTTACAGAGCCATACACAATAATGTCATCCATTGATACATCTATACTTACTTGAGGAATTCTCACTGTATACGTGTTGCTTTTCGTAACATCTGTGCCATTCTGAGAAACTGTTGTTTCACATTTGTAAAAGCAATTAGAAAGCACAGAAGCTTTCCAAACTTCTTTCTTATCTACAATTGTTTTATGAAACAATGTAATAGTATGTGTGTAATTTGGATTTGGCATTATAAACCTCTGTACATCAATCCGGTTCGGCTCAAATACTTACTGATAATTCCATAGATCCTAGAACTTTTGGAAGATTCAGAATACATTTCTTTTTTCCCTGACAAATCAAAGCTAGCACTTTCACCATCGTTTGAGTAAGAAGCAAGATTTCCTTCAATACCATCTGATGATATAGCTTGGACATACTCGGATTGTTTGAATAAATACTCTGTCAACTCACATATACAATCCATTACACTTTCATTGATCAGTGACTTATCTTTACGAACACGATCGAAAGTAACATGATCTAGTTCACGTTCTGCTTGCTTCTCCCAATAATAGAAATCTTTTTCTTCTATTAGTGGTTCTCGAACAACTAGATACGTGTCTAGATAGTATGAATAATTAACATACATTATTGCATCAATTCGGCATCTTTTAACGCTTGGATAATTGCATTGATTGCAGTTTTGTTAGCATTAGCTAAGGTTACGATGGCCTGAATCTCTGCTTGTGTATAAGTTTCCCCCGGTGCAGTAGCATCGGCAGCAGAAACAGGCGATACAGAAGTAGCCGGAGTGAATTCACTCTCCGGGATATCCGGCTTGGTGTAATTGTCGGCAATATATTGGATGACCTCGGCATTTGTATCCCCGGGGATAGATGAAGCCTCACTGTCAAGCAGTTTGGCAGCAAGAGCTTTTAATGCATTAACATTAGACATAGATCATTCCTCCTTGTTAGGCAGCTTCTTTGACCAAGGTTACTGTTTTTGTCACTTCAGATGCATCGACCGCAATATCAATTGTCTGTGCAATGTATCCTTTCAATGTAACCTTTGCCTGGTAGTTACCTTTGCGTAAGTTGAATGTTGCCAATCCAGAAGCATCTGTTTTCAAGATGGCTCCGTTTAAATTCACTTTGGCATCTTTCAAGTTTCCACCAGAGTCTTTTACAGTGATCTTAACTGCCTGAGTTGTAACAGGAGACGCTGGTTCAAGATAAGCGAAAGCACATCCTGTACGGTCTTCATTCAAGCGAGTTGCTGGATTTGGCAATGCCCAACCCATACGGAATACAACACGTAATGCAATCATATCTTGCTGAGCTAAGTTATAAACAATTTCTTTAGTTTGAGGATCTTGGATAATTCCCTGATCTAAGATCTTAACTGTAACATCCTGGCGAATTGCATATACTGCCTGGCTAAAATCACCAGCTACCAACTGTGCAATGTTAGGATAGAAAGCTCCATTCTGTTGGAATGTCAAAGGTGTACCATCTAAAGAATATTGAACTGTACTTTGTGGATCGCGCATAAAAATTGGATTTCCGTTAGCATCTCTTAAACCGCGTAATTTAGATTTAAAGTTTAATGGTGCAATAGCTCCAGAAACTCCGTATCCATCATCTTCGACTTTAGCGAATACACCATTTTCGCCTAAGATCAAATCAAAATAATCTTTTCCATCTTCGGCAGCAACGTTATTTCCTGCTTGTCTTGCTAACGTGATGATGTCATTCTGCCATTCCGCTGGCTTGTTATCACCAAATACGATAGCAGCATCAACACGCTGTCCAATTGCTTCATTTACACGTGGTGTAACTTCACCAAAGATGTCAAATTCAGCATCATTTAATACAGCTTCTGGAATAGGTACGATAACAGCTAATTCTGCTGCGTTCAAATATACATTATCCCATGCTTGACGTGAAGTTTGTTTCATTCCTGTATCGCCATTCACCCAATAAGCGGTTGGCAAGAAATCCAATACACGGATACGTGTCTGATCTGATGTCATATTAGGCAATTTACGTGCCATACTCATAAACACTGATTGTTTAGGAGCGTCCTGGAAAATAGTTTGTACAACTTGCTCGCGAATAATCACTTCTGCATCTTGTCTATTAATAATACTTGCTGGCATTTATAGTTCCTCCTTGTTATTTACCAAATATTCCTCTTAAAGCTTGATTTGCTTTATCCGTTCCTTTTGTTGGTTCTGTTTGAGATCCTGCGGTAGAACTAACCACAAACGGTGTTTCCCCAAAATAGTTGGAATTGTTTTCTTTTAAACTTTTGATGATATTATCTGCATCTTTAATGTTTTCTTTATCGTCAAGCTCCAATTTGTCTACACCGCCATATTTGTAAAGCATATAGTCTTTGTCTTTGCAGTCATCTCCTAAGAGCGCATAGAATTTTTCTTTTTTGCTCTTGTTTAGATTGTCTTTCTGCAAACCTTCAAACTTCTGCTTCCATTCATCACGGTCCTGTTCGATAGATGCGAAATCACGCTTTTCTAAGTCGGCAATTTTTCCATTTGCCTCTTTTAGTTGTGTTGATTTCGCATTGTAATCTGATTTTGATACAAAATGTTTACCGATATAGGCTGTGATTCCTGATTCTTGTTCAGATGTCAATTCGACACCCATTTCTTTAATGTCGTCAATTAAACTCATTCTCTTCAATCTCCTTTTTATTCCGGGCGGTACCGGTACGATCTACACAATTTATTCTCTTGTGATTGAGTAAAGACCTTTTTCCGTCATATCCAGGACAAAATAAAAACGACCTAAACATTGCTTAGATCGTCTTTGATAAATTTAGGTAATTTTCTTTTGCTAGGCGGGTCTTTCACATACACCGTCTCCTTTCTTGTTTTTCCACAAAAAATGCAGGTATGGATTACTTTCTCCGCCCTGCAATATTGTTTTTGATCATAATAACTTGATTTGATTTCACTGTTCCAAATGTGATTGCACATAACTACACTTCTTACACTAAAAGAACACACTGTTTGAAGTGTGCTACTTTTCATTAAAATTCATCATTTCCCGCACGATTCCGTTCTGGATGATATCTTTTGTTAAATAGAAAAACAGCTAGTAAGGTTACATTTTGCTCATTTACATCTTCGCCTTTATCAATGTAATCAATGATGGCTTGTTGATCCTCTTCTGTATCAGCATAATTGAGTACCGCAAGAAAAAAATCTTTATTTTGACTAACTGTCCTTGCTTTTTCTACTAGCTTTTTTTCCAACTCTGTTAATTCTGACATCCTATCACTCTCCATCTTACTTATTATGAATAGTTTTTTTGATTCTAGTTTTACTAATAAAACGATATTCATCAAAATCAATGACTTCAAAAGTATAGAGATAATCTCCAATAGCCTTAGTTTTAATACCCGGTTTTAATTCTTCTCTTGTTAAGTTTGTATTTAACTGACTAACCACTCTTGCATATTCTCTTGTACCTAGTCTAATACTAGCATAATCTTTAGGCTTTTTTGCAAAAAACTGAATATCTAGTTTAAATTTGTTCTCTTTTTTAAAATACCTATCCACAATTTCCAACACTTTATCGGCGTAGGTGAAATCCTTCCCATAATTCGATGGGATTTTGAGTCCCATCTGCTTTAGCTTTGCTAGTGTAAAAGCTTCCGCCATAAATTCGTCGTATTTATTTTTACCTTCACTATGCTCATATGCTGAAATCCATCTTGATGAATCATCTTTAACATCTCTTCTGTATTGACTTCTAACCTTCTTAATTTCTTTCCAAAAATCACCATAAGATTCTACGCCATACTTCTCAAGATTGGCTTGCGCCAAACTGTGAGCAAACTCATGTATGACTGTATCCAGCTTATTAGTAGACAAATGCATTTTTCCACCCATATCAACAGAGCCTGCAGCATTAACTGCACCCGTCACAACTTCATATAATCTTGTGTCATACTCTTTTGATAACTTGATTATGAGTTTCTTTGCTTCCTGCCACTCTTCTTTTTCAAATATTTCCGAAAACTTAATTTCTTTTCCGTATTTGTTTATTGGAAGACCGGAGGTATTGCTTCTTGCCGCCATTCGTGCTTTACGTCTGTTTGTAAATTTTTTACTCTTAGCATTGTTATTTTGCTCAGGCAACATCTTATGATTTTTATTATCAGAATCATTAAGCAATCGAATTCGAGACGTATTATCCTTTGCGATAAACACTTCAGTTCGTTTTTTAACTTTTTTAGTAGGTATTTTTATTTTTCCTAATCCATCATTGAAGATACGTTCATTCTGTGTAGGAAGTCCCATCTTCTTAGTGAAATCGTTGTATCTAGATATTGTGTTCTGGTACCTTGCCTGTTTAAGGATTAACATATCCTTTGTTGCCTCATCCGCATCTTCAAGTCCTCTTTCCAAGAGACGGATATCCTGTCGATACTTTCTGGCTGTTCGCTCCAGGTACCTCTGTTGTTGCAAAGCTTCATAGGTCGTGTATTCCTTGCCGTTGTAAAGCTTTTTCTTGTTTTCTTCAGCAATCATTTCTTTCAGTTCATCATCTGAATATGTTCTGACCGATACACCTGGAATAAACGGCCTGTATGTGTGATAGCAATTGGCTCCACAGAGTCCTGTAACAGAACCCAGGCCACACTTGGTTATAAGTTCTTCCTTTGAGTACACACGGCCTTGCCACACCTGATGCGCCGGTCTAGCTCCTACGTGATAGGATATTTCAAAATAGTCTGTTCCAATTTCCTGTGCTGTTTGCTCATTGATTCGCCCCTGTATCTGTCTGAACCCGGTCAGTACCGTAGTTCGTACATGAGATACCATGCCTCGATGTGCTCCACTTTCAAAATTGATGATACGAACACCAGAAGTAGTCATCTTGTTGACCACTCTTTCAAGGACCTGCTCATAACTGAAAGCACCGCTTGAAATATCCAGGATTGCCTGATCCAGCTGTGACTGATAAAACGTTTGAAGCGGAGTAGCTATCAACTGACCATTTGGCTGTCGCAACACAAAGCCAAGCGATCTGGCCATTCCTCCAATAGTTTCATACGTCTGATTATGGATGCCACTGACCAGCTGCTGCAGTTCGATGTTGTCCTTGTATGGGACCTGTTCAATTCCTGCTGCCTGAAACTCACGATAATGGCCATAATATTCTTTATACACTTCATCGTCAAAGATCTGATTGAGCTTTATATCTGTATTCTTCAGTGCTTCTTCAAAATACTTGGCCACATCTTCTTCAGCAACACCAAGAGATCGTAATCGATTCATCAGATAGTCTGAGGATGCTGTTGAGAATCCGTTCTCCTTGATCAGATCGACCATCTTTTCCATGATCTTAATTTCAAGATTTGAAAAAAGCTTTGCGATATCCTCCCCAAAGTTTTCAATCTCGCCATACTTTTTCATGTTATTCTGTCATGTCTCCGTTCAATGCTTTACCCTGCACTTCGGTTACCCCCACCACTTGGAGGATCGCTGTCATCGATCAATGCGGTCTGGTCATTCATGCCAACAGCTTTCTTAGCTTCTTCTTCCGTTTCACCAAACCATTTCATGCGGTATTCCCACAACTGCATGGCTCCCATAGCTACATCCGAGCGATCCGTCTGTCTTTCTTTTTCTGTGTCTACGACCAGGCTGTCATCCCAGATAAAGGAAACTCTGTGAGACCCTTGAGGAACCAGATCGTAAATGGTACACCAAAGATCCATTGCATCAATATAATCTTCAAGTGCATCCTGCAATGCTTTTTGACAATCCGATACAAAGGTGTAGGATCTTTGCTTTGATGTCTTAATTTCTTCGGCTGTTTTTGCCTCATTGTTTGGATCGCTCAACGTTCCGTATGCCAAGCAGCAGGCAAATTCAATTCTGCGCAGCTGCTGGTTCAATCCATTAAAGTAGGAAGTATCTCGAATGTCCGGAGAAAAAGCTTCAAGCAACGGCTTATCCACGGCTCCCTGCGAATACTCCATTGCTCGATACAGTCTGCCTTTTCCACCAGGATACACAAGCTTGTCCTGGTTCTTGTCATACTTCAACAGGGATTCTCCTATGTGAATGGCTGTTTCTTTAGATTCGAACTCCCATGAAATTTGTGAATATCGAATATCTGCCTCATGTATCAGATCTGTTCCACGCGAAAAGCATGACACTCCCAGAGGACTGTCTGCATCCTTATTGTTGGCCAAAGGAACCTTGAAATATCCTATCGGAAGCTTTGTGACATTTTCTATAGTGATTTCTTCAGCAAGGTCTGACCATCTTTCAGTAGATTCAAGACTGATCTCACTACCAAGGATGCCATCCGTATCCGATTTGAATGCCCGGTTTCGAATGGTCAGCCTGGTTCCTTCCAACTTGTGATATTCGACCCTTGTATAGATCGAATTGGCCTTTCTGTACTGCTCGACAAAGCAGATACGTGTGATATTTCCTGAATCATCAAATGTGATGGGAAAGAAACTGTCTGCCTGTACAATCTGTGTTGCCAGTCCGTTTTCTGTGACATATGGCTTGAAGATGATACCACCTTTTGCACAGGCCAGTTCCGTAAACTGTCTAAGCTTACGAATTTGCTTCTGATAATGAGAATCTAAAAAAGTAGCTCGAGAACTACCTGTTATCTTTGATTCCATTTCCAGTGTGATCAAACGGGCCAGCTCACTCGATATTGCAGAGGGAAGGCCCATGCTTTTTGTATCCTCATTGATCCAAGGTGCTCGGTCCTTGAACATAAGTGACCACAGTTCTATCTGACGGGATGTAACATCGGTCATGGCAAATGTGATCTGCTCATCTTTTTCAAGCACCTTTGTCAATGCTTCATACATTTTTGAGTACCTCATTTACTACCTCCTATCCATATCGAATCAAATTGCTGATCTCTCGTTCAATCGTATATTCAAAACTGTCCAGACTGTCGATGTCGGTTGATCCATCATCCAGCCGAACATTCTTAGTTAATTCATCCGGGTCCCATACTGCCTGGCACAATGCATTTTCCAAGCTTTTGCAATTGTCCGCATCATAGAAAAAACGATGCTGTGCCATCAATATCGAAGTTGCATTGATTCGGTCGTTGATGGTTGTTTTCAATGCGTTTTCAACTCTGACCCATCCTAAGCCATGTTTTCTTAGACTACTTCTTATTCCAGCAATCAATGTTTGTTCAGCACTATCTGCATAAACCCTTGTTATAAATCCATATTGAGCTATGATTCTTTGACAAAAATCACAAAACATATTTCCTAACATTTCAGGATCTATCTCAATCGTATTACCAGACGCATCTTTACATCCAATCCACTCACTGGCTATGGCCACTACATGATTATATCCACGCGTAATAGCAGTGGCTGTAAAGGAATGTCCAGAACCGGAACCACCAAAGTCGATTCCTACATTCAAAAGCATAATGTCTCTGACCTTGTCACCTTTGAATCGGTAGGAATACTGCTTGGTCGATACATCGTCTGCAAAATGACGATAGATCAATCCGGATGCAATCACACGCATTCCTTTGATGTCACGCATGTACCAAATACTGTTTGGATCGTATCGGCTTTCTATAGCTTTCAAACGCTCTGGTGTAATCGTGATGTTGTCATAGATCGTGCAATGCATGTAATTGTATCCACCAGGGAACTCTCCAGTTTTTTGAAGATCTCTGTACTTGTCGATATACTCTGTGTAAATTGGATGCTTCGGGTTGTCTGGGTTCAGGTCCCAGAATATCTTTAATCGCTTTGCAGCAAGGAGTCGGTTATTTGCCTCCTTGATCGTGTTGTCATGATGCAGGTTGATCTCGGTAGCAATCCACATGCCGTAGGAGTTACCACGAATCTTTTTAAAGGAATCTTCTTTTGCGGCCCCTGCAAAGATCACAACCTTTTCAATACCGCCTGTATCCGGCCCCTTGATAAAAAGAGCCTCGTTGTCCTTGAATTTCCCCCAATGGCTTTGCCCTCTAAAGATGTTCTCCAGGCCAAGGCCATTACAAACTCCAATGTTCAATTTAGCATTACCAACTGTAGAACCTGTTGCTAAATGGATCTTATCAGGAGTTGTTTTCAATTCATGGGCAAAGGCAAAAACGTTGTCAACGGTCTTCCCGGCACGTACAGCACCTTCTGCAACATTGAATTCACAATTGCTGCATTTGCGAATATAATCCTTATGCTTTTGAGAAAATTTATACTCAAGTCTTTTCTTCCGTTTGACCTGTGCCATATATCTCTTCCTCGATTCCGCTCATGTCTTCGATTTCCTGACCTTCGCCTGTGATTTTGCCCGTCTGTGCTTTCAATTGATTGATACGTGCTTTCTGTTCTTCTGTAGCCAGCTCCCAGTTCTTGTGCAGCAGTTCATCATACTGCTTGATCATCGATTCCAGTGTCTTCATGGCCCTGGACTGTGCCGACATGAAATTAGCTTGCTTATCCCATGCCTGTTGAACTTCCCATCGTTCACCAATGACATTACCCTCTTTCTGTTCAACCTTTTCAACGGTCTTATCGTTCTCATCGATAACATACATGATGTTCTGAGCTCTGACGATGGCCGCCATCTGCATCTGTATGTTTGCCCAGAGGATGTCCAAAGGATCTTCAGGCATCTCACCGATGATCTGATTTACTTCTTCCGGGAGCCATTTGGCAAAAAATCCATGCTTTCTTGCATTTTGGTTTTCGTCTTTTTTTGGAGTCCTGCCGGAAGCGTTCTTGTTCTTAAGGGGTGCACCCTTTTTGCGTTTAGGGGGTGCACCCTCTTTTTTGTTCCAGTGGCGCTGCTTCCATGACTTGACGGTATTAATTGAGACGTTGTATTTCTGCGCAATATCCTTTCGCTTCATACCCGCCTTATAATCTTCATAAGCCAGTTCCCAATTTTCCTTCAAGCCACATCACCACCTCCGATTTGTTTGTTTTGCAAATAAAAAGCACCAGGACTTTTCCCTGATGCTTTTCAACACTATCATTTTATCATGTTGACAAGGTTAGTTTACTAACTCTTACATTTTTTTGATTAAATTTAGAACTTTCTTATATGGATTCTCATATCCATGATCGCTGACCAGTCTTGTATAGGAAACGCCTCTGAAGAATGCATCGATGAAGTCCAGTTCTTTATGATCACATACGATTTTAAGCCGAGCATAGTAGTTCTCGGCTTTTTCTTTTAATATAGCAAATTCATTACGTTCTTCAAGCAGCTGCATTTCATCAGATAACAGTGAATTCACAATCGAAGCCTTATCTGTACTTGATCGAACTTTTGGTTGATCCATGTTCCCATTTGGGCAAGATGGTTCCTGGACAGATTCAATTTTCTGGTTGATATGCCTTAGATCTTCATCGATTTCACGTAATATTGTTTTATACCTTCTGAGACTCTTTATCTCATGAAGGATATACTTTGCTTTGTCATCTGTCATCTGGTTACCTCCTGTTATCTAATTTACCTAATACAGCGATAATGCACTTCAAGCTTTTCTTTCATTCAGATTCTTGTTTGTCTGCTTCAACCCATAATTTTCTCTATACAGCTCTTCATATCGATATTCCAGATTTTTATGCTTGGCTTTCAATCGATTATGAGCTCTTAATAATCTTATGTACTTGAACTCAACCTCAGCTATTTTGTTAGACAATTCTCGTATCGTTTCATCCTTTGTCATCCTTTAACTCTCTTTCTGTTCCTGGCACACACTGAACCATCGAAGTCCCATAGCCATGATTTTCAACGATATACATGGCCAGACCTTCATAAACTAATTCTCCCTGCACGATCTTTCCGCCAAGGGTCTTTGCTTCATATTTCATAAAACACCTCCGTATAATTCGAAAAACCACGTAATTGGCTAATACACGATATTTGATAAAACGATGATCAAGATTCCAAAATATGCAAGAACCAACAGAACTCCCAGTATAACCAGGATCACTTCAAGAAATTTCATCATACCCCTCCTGGCCCGGCATTGGCCCTGCGTCTTTCAACAATGGAAAACTGATTATTTCCATCAGCCAGAATGCCAGAAGCACGATAATCAGAGGAAAAAATTTTTTAATCATTTTTACGCTCCCTTCGAATTTATCCGAGTTTATCTGAGCTCTTCCACCCTGATCAGGATGCCAGGCACCTTTGAGTATACCTTCTCTACATGCTCATCCACCACCAGGGCATCATCTTTCCAAAACCTTAGGGCGGTCATGCTGTCTTTTAAAAGTTTCTGCAGATTGTCTGTGTCAGGCTTGCTCGTTCTGTAGGTCCCGGCCGGATGCTTCTTATCTTCCAGGAACTGCCAGCTTACCTCCAGCTTGATCGGTCCTGCCATCGGTTCATCCGGTATATGCGGTATCAGACCATCTGTCAGCTTCACTTTGGTTTGATTTACTTCTGGCGGATCATAGAAGTATGGCTTTCCATTTCTAACTCCAACCTTATGCATCTGTGCAGTAGAAGTTGGCGGTATCATCGGCATGAAAAACTCAAGCATCATAGTGTTCTCCATCATCCTCGAAAGCACTATCGAAAGTTTGCTTGATCATTCTAAAAAAACAATCTGGGCAAATATCCTGATTCATAAGGTCTGACTCTTTTGCCAAAATTCGGACACCATAGCGGATACCATATTCATTTATTTTTTTGTAATTTTCAGAGTCAAACTCTTGACTACATTTTCTACAAATTTTTTTGCTCATTTTTTACCCCTCTTTCATCTCGCGCGATAGTCGTGTATGTGTGTATAAGAATGTCCGCAACGCTAAGCGGACTTCGTATACACCTCACGACACACACGAACACGAAGTTTATATTTATATAAAGGATTTCGTGGTGGCACGAAAACCATGGATTTCGTGTCGTGGTGGCACGACACACGAAGATACGAGATCCAAGGATTTCGCGGATTTTTGCTCACACGAGATCCAAGGATTTCGTGTCGTGGTGGATTAGTCTCCAGGTCGGATGACGTACCCATTTTTGACCGAATATCCTGCCTGTTTGACCCAGCTTCGAATCGTGCTGTCCGGCTTGTCAAATTTGGCCATGAGGTCCTTTATCATGACCGGATCTCCATAATTTTCCAGATCTATAAAATTATCAATAGCGATCTTTTTGTTGTTTCTTGACTTCTGTGCTTTCTTCTTGGCAGAGTCTGAAGCTTTCTTCCATAAAGGTTTGGCCTCTTCCGGATTGATGTCTTTCAGCACCCCTGTATGATCCCAGTGATGCACCGGATAGTCGAACCAAAGATTGACCGGTTCGAAGCGTTTGAATTCACGCAGGGTGCCTTCAATGCGCCATGCTGTACGAGCCTTTGTCTTTGCCCTTACGTCCTTCAGTTCCTCCGTGATCTGCTTGTACTGCGGTTTTAAAAGGTCCCTGCACCACTCCAGCATCTTCACCTGACTGAACTGATCATCAATCGGTATCTGGTTCTGCAGATTGTATCTGCGCAGCCATTCCATGCAGAACTTGCACACCGCTTTGTTTTCTTCCTGGTCTCTGACCGCATCGGATACTTCCAGTTCGATAAGGTCCAGAAGTGCATCCGGGTCTCGAGCGAATACTCCAGAACCGCTGGCTCTATCCATCGAACGCTTACCGCCTTGCGCACCCTTTGAATGATGGTGACAATAGATCACTGCACACCCTAACTCGGTACATACCTTATCAAACTGATTGCAGAAATTGGCCATCTGATCAGCGCTGTTTTCATCACCAGTAATGACCTTATAGATAGGGTCTATGATGATAGCTATGTAGTTCTTCTTAGCTGCACGTCTGATCAACTTCGGTGCCAACTGATCCATCGGTACGGATTTACCACGTAGGTTCCAGATATCGATGTTTCCGATGTTCTTAGGTTCTAAATGCATGGCCTTGTAAACGTCCTCGAATCGATGTAAACAGGATGCTCTGTCCAGTTCCAGGTTGACGTACATCACACGTCCCTGCTTGCAGTCCCATTCAAGCCATTTGGCACTTTCAGCTATTGCTATGACTAACTCGATCAGTGCAAATGACTTACCGGCTTTAGACGGTCCAGATATAAGCATCTTGTGACCGCAGCGCAATACACCTTTGATAAGTTCTGGAGAAAGATTTGGCATCTCATTCCAAACATCGGCCAGGTTCTCTGGATCTGGAAGATCATCATTGACCGATTCGATCCATTCTTCCCATTCGTTCCAAGATGACTTACCGATATTTGTATCGATCAAAAACTGCTTATTCTTTCCTCGCTTGATACCCGGCATTCTGGATAAACGGCTTGGGTTCTTGTTTTGCTCATCTATAATGAGTCCATTCTTTTTACAAATTTTATACAGGTAATCTACACGTTTGCGGTATTCCTTATTGTCTGCTGCATCTACTTTTACGATGGCATGAATGCTCTTTCCACCACTGTACACTAGACAAGCTACTGGTAATTCTAATTCACGTATCAAGGCATTCTGTTTGGCCAGATCCATATCATCACATTCGACAAGTGCATATCTGAACTCTGTAACATTTGAGTTCTTGCAACCATTTCCATCTAGAGGGTTAAATCGAATCCATGCTCCTGCTTCTTGATCATAGTCTCCCATGACAGCCCCAAGATCACCTTTACAACCCCTGAGCTCAGAGATAAGTTGACCAGCTGTCTTTTTGTAAGAACCTTGTGTAGGAACATGCTTGCCATCTTCATTGACCCACGATTTCGTGACGAATCCAACAACGTCCTCATCGTTAAACAACGTTTCCAGATACTTTATTAACTCGTTTACTGGTTTCCACTTTCGTCCATCTGGTTGCTCGATAGGTAATACCTCTACATTGTTTGAATCTACTACCACATAATCGTCAGAAATCTCGTCATCCCAACCAAGAGCTATTGTTTCTTGTCTTATTGGCGGAACATATCCTCGATCATAAGCCATCTGATAAATTGTTCCACCAGTAACAATATTTCCTGATTCTTCCTTGAATGATTCCCATTTAGCTCTGCACTCTCCAGGATGGTATCGAGCAGAGTCTTTCTGACTCCACTCTTCCCAGTCCCAGGCACTGAATCCTTCATGTTTCAACGCCATTCCAACATTGACCCATTCCTGATAGTTCAACGTTGAAGGATCAATATACTTAAGTAGTTCTTTAATATTACTTTCCATTTTGATTCTTCCTTTTATATGTTTTATTCATCATTCTTGCAAGAACTAATCCACTTCTCGTTATAGTTGGATCCGATGATATAAAATTATGTCGATTCAGATATAACCTTTCCGCTTTTGTAATAACTTCAAGATTATCCTTACTGAAATTTTTGACATTTCCATCCAGGAACATGACATCATGACCTTCAGGAACAGGACCGTTATAAAATTCATACATAATATGATGCAGAGGTTTCCAGTTAACTCGCTTGCTCTTTGGTTTTAATTGATTGTTTATCTTCACCCATAGATAACCATCTTTTAATTCCTTGACCGTCCCAACAGGAACTGTGTTATGAGGCATCTGCCCCGGTTTAAATCGAGTTGGCTTGGATCTTTCGATCATTTCCGGGCTCATGTAGTCTACTAATCTTTTTCCTTTGTTTTTTGGTACGATCCCTTTTTCAAACCATCCTGTGATACCGCTGTTTAAATGATTATTTCCGTAGAAACTGTCTACCTGCTTCGGTGTCATATCATAATCAAATTTTTCTTTGATAAGTTCCGACATCTTCTTGTGACCGGTCCCTTTATAGTTTTCAAATATGAAATTTCTGACCTCTTCCGGATATTTTCTATGTTTTTCATAATCCACGAATTCCCAGCAATTCTTACCTGATAAGATTCGATGATTGTTCTTGTAGTTCTGAATTTGACTTCTCGTAAAATGAGCATTGAATCTCTTATTGAGGGCATCTACACATTCTTTCGTAGATCTTCCAGGAGCTATTTTTCTTAAATAGGCATCCTGTTTGTCACTTAACAACTTTTTCATGTCTCTGTTCCAGCATCTCCGGGAGCTGTGGTTTAGGCGCCTCATACCCATATTCCTGGATAAACTTCTGTGATTCCAGTGCCAGCTTGGCATTGTCGATGATATTGGTTGCCAGTCCCTCCATAGCTCTTGCACGACTTACTTCTTTCTTTAACTGCTCGTCTGTCAGATCATCATCGTTCAGACGTTCCATCTGTTCAAACAGATGATTATTTAAATCGATCAATTTATTTTTCATGTTCAACTTCCTCCATGTCCCTTGGTTTTCTTCCCTGTGGCATGATGCCATTTTTTATTGCCATTGCTAACTAGAGCTCGCATCTCCTCGGTCGATGGCATTTGTAACGTTTTTGTTACATTTCCAAGGTTCCTGAAAAGATAATTCAAAGCGCATCTAGACTGGTCGCTCCCGTTGTATCTTCCTAGAACTACTGTTGACTTTGATGCATTGTTGACAATGAGAGCCACGACATCTGTGCCAATGCAATAGATATCAGCTATATGATCCGTATTAACGATGCAATCTTCCATGTTGCTAATGATCCACATTTAGACAGCCTCCGGTTTAAATTCGGCCGGCTTCACACCTTGTGGAATTCTCCACCCACATGCTGCAATGCGGTCGATCATATTGCGCGCTGCATCAAATGGCCATGTCCCCACATGCTGGAATCCTCGGCTTTCCAAAAAACGAATCTGTTTAGGAGTGCTCAATCCTTCTTCCCTGCGTTTATTCAATCGATCTAGCAATAAATTTGCTTTCCCAGCATTATCGATATCATCTGGAAAAATTCCATATTTTTCTAAAGCTTTGATCTGCTTGTCGGATGCAGGAGCCATCTCCCATCCAAATGCAGGTACATAGCTTGATAGATCTTCTGCCTGGATACTCATCTCAAACTGCAGTGGATCAACCAGCTTGCGCTTGCGTTTTTTCATGGCCGCCAACTGTTCAGCTAATTTCTCTTCACGTTCACGTTGTACATCTTCTCTGGCTGTCTGTTCAGCTTCTTCCAGGTCAATGGCCATTGGATCAATAGCTGCCTGTTTTTCCATGTTATCTGTCATCTTCTGTGCCACTTCTTCGCTGTCTGCAATTAATGACGCAGGATGACACAGCTCATGTTTTTCTGTATGCCATAAGAAATCCAATAGAAGAAGATTCTCTTTTCCCTCACAAAGCCTTGTTCCACGTCCTACCATCTGGCAGTATAAGGATCTTACTTTGGTCGGTCTCAGTACGATCACACAGTCCACAGACGGGCAGTCCCATCCTTCTGTAAGCAACATAGAGTTACATAGAACGTTGTATTTTCCCTTGTCAAAATCTTCCAAAATTTCTGTACGGGCTTGCGTGGATCCATTACACTCGGCGGCGTGGAATCCTTCCGAATTGAGAATATCTCTAAACTTTTGACTCGTTTTTACTAGAGGAAGAAATACAACTGTTTTTCTATCCATACAATACTTTTTCATTTCCTGTGCGATTGAATAAAGATACGGATCCAAAGCTGTATCGATATCACTGACTTTGAAGTCTCCTGCTTGTACGGCAACATTGGAAAAATCAATCTTTAGAGGTATGGTCATTGCTTTGATTGGGCTAAGATATCCCTCTTTTATTGCTTTTGGCAGTGTGTACTCATACGCTAATGACTCGAAGAAATTACCAAGGTTGCGCATATCCCCTCGGTCCGGTGTAGCAGTTACCCCAAGAACTTTTGCCCCGGAGAAGTGCTCCATGACCTTCTGATAGCTATTCGATAACACATGATGTGCTTCATCAACGATAATCGTGTCGAAATAATCAGGGTCAAACTTCTTCAGTCTGTTTTCATTCTGTAATGATTGAACGGAACCAACAACGATTCGAAACCACGAACCAAGGCATGTCTGTTCTGCTTTTTCTACAGCAGTCCCCAGCCCGGTTGTCTTGGCTATCTTGTCACTGGCCTGGTCTAATAATTCTCCACGATGAGCCATGATCAGTACACGGTCACCATTTCGAACACATTCTTCAGCGACTTTGGCAAACACGATCGTTTTGCCACAGCCTGTGGGAAGGACCAAGAGCGTTCTGCTATGCCCCTGGTCCCATTCCCTGAAAATAGCTTGTTTGGCTTCCTGTTGATAAGGTCTTAATTCCACTTAGAATCGACCACCTTGCCATCCTTGTGCCGGTTGCACTTTAGCCGGGTCAACAAATGATTTGATATTGTTATATTCATTTCCGTTATATTTACGTCTATTGATTACCACACGGCCCTCTGCACCAGGAACCTTTGTCCAGTCCATCTTGATTCGACCGTCCGGTAATGTTTGAGCTCCAATTGCTTTAAAGAAAGCAAATAATAGACCATTCGTAGACAACAAGAACAATTTTTTATCTATACGTACATCTTCTCCGTTGTAATTAATCACGATATGAACATTGGCTGCATTACAGGGTGGCATCTTTTCTGTTCCATTGCACTGCTCTCTATCGAATCCCTCAACTCGGAAAGGATATTCTCCTTCAGGTAGTAGAGTATATGTCTTTTCCTCAACTTCATCATCCCATCCAAGTGCTGTTCCATTATTTACAGGCTGTTGTGGTGCCTGCTGACCATATCCGTATTGATTTTGATAATCCATATTCTTTTCCTCCTATTTAAAATGGCAATGGCTGTTGATCTTTGATCATCTGATATACCTGATCCCAGGCACCAATCAAAACGCCATTAATAAAATCGATTGGGTAATCTTTGATTGGCATGTCTTCAGGAAAATATCCACGTGCAGCGACAGCTTTTCGTACCATGTCTTCTTTGACCATTTTTGGGCGCATCAAATCGATAAGAGCTTGTGGAATTCCCTGATATTCCGGGCCTTGATAGATTTCCTTAGGCAGATCTTCCGGATCCACGATTTGTGGTGGTTCCTGGTCCATACCATCCCGGATATCAATAGGTTTTGTTTCTTCATAAGGTAAAGGATCTTTTTCTACAGGTTGAGTTGTTTCCCTTTTGGAAATAACTGAATCCGAAAATAAGTGAGCGATCTGATTGAAATCAAAATCCAGTTTGTCTGGAAGATCGTCTCTGTTCTTGGCATCCCAAGTAGCTGTATGCGTGGTATACATCACACGTTTCTGACCACCTTGTCCCTTGGATTTACCATCCTTACTTTTAACAACGATGGTTTGATAGTTTGCGAACAGAATCATATCGGCCCATTCCTTGGCCATAGGTGCTGTTTTCTTTTCCAGCTTCAGCTCCCAGCGATCATATGTTCCCATCTCATCCGGCTGTTCAAATTTGGTGATCTTGGCATGAGCTGTTACTACAACGTTGATACCAACCTGAATAACATCCTCCAGCCGATTAAATAGTTGCCCAAAGCGTTCTGCCAAATATGTATATCCTTTTCCATATCCTGCATCTTCGATTCCTTGCCATCCTTTAGACTGGCATAAATCCCATGAGCACATGCGTTCAGCCCAATCAAGAGTGTCGATTATAAGAGTTTTGCATGATTTCTCCTGAGCCACTGTCGCAACTTCATCCAGCAACATTAGCCAGCTCGTAGGATTAGGCATACGTCTGACATTAAGATTACGAGTAGAACCTTCTGTATCAATAAACAGCGGATCCGGAAATTTGGAAGCAAATGTAGATTTTCCTACACCTTCAGGACCATATACCAATACTTTTCTCGCATGTGGAATTTTTCCGCTTGTAATATCATATTTTCCCATTAGAAGCTACCTGCCTTCCATGTTTGTGTGGCCGATTGAAGCAACGACTCTGAAGCATCGGTTGCTGCATCGAATGCAGCTGGTTTCACACCGGCATCTTTTACATATCCATCCTCAATGATGATCGAACATTCAGATCCGGTAGATACCCTTGTACCGATGATCTGCAGACCTTCTTTCTCGGCCCACTGACCAAATTCCTTAAGCGTTTCTGTATCCATCTGTTCCAGCTTGTCAACTAGGACCATGCCACACTGTGGATTCAGTTTTCGAACGATTGAAGTAGCTACGATTAACTGTTCTGCAGAAGACATGTTGTCCCATTTCTGCCCTTTGTAAACCAAAGCACTGTCTTCGATTGACAATCCTTCTAAAGGTAGGTTTGCACCTTTTAACAGATCCATCTTGTCCTGTCTTACCTTCTTCAAGACGGAATCCTTGTTCTCCCATTCAAGCTCTGCCTGATGAGCATCTTCTTCCGCTTTCTGCTTATCAAGGTTTGCACGTACCTTGCGGTTCACTTCTTCAATTTCTCGCAGGTTGTTTTCTAATTCTTCCGTGGACTGGTCAACAAGATCCATCGCATTGGTCTTAGCGATTGCTAAGTCATTTGTCGCTTTCTCTAACTCTTTTTGCTTGTCATTTAGACGTTTTTGTAAGCTGGCAACTTCATCCGTTAATACTTTGACCAAGTATTCAAAGTTAGATACATTCTCACGTTTACGAGCATTCTCGCCATTTTGAGCTAAAATAGCTTGCTGCTGATTGATCAATTCCTGTGGTGATACCAGCTGATCCGGTACACCGTCATAGTGAATCTGTTCCTTTGCAAACTTCTTTTTCTGGTCCGCAATACGTCCAGCCATCAATCTGTCTTGATAGGCTTCTTTTTCCTGACGTTCCAGTTCCATCAGCTGCGGACCTACTCCAATGATCTGCAGAAGAATGTTTGCCTTCTCCTTGTCGCTGCTAGCCATGAACTTTGGAACATTCAAGGCTAACTTTTCAATGAAACTGTCAAGCAATGCCTGGCCGGCTTTCTTTCCCGTGGTATCAGTAACTTTAAGGGCACTGTTCTTGCCTTTTCTTTCGACAACGATCCCGTTGCTTAGTTCTACCTTTAAATGAGGTGGAATCACTGACTTATCGTTTTGTGGTCGAGAGGGTTTGAATGTGTCCCCACCAAGTGCCCAGGCAATGGCATCCAGTACGGATGTTTTTCCCTGACCATTCCGACCACCTATGATCGTCAATCCATTCTGTGTTGGTTCGACCTTAACGGCTTTGATACGCTTGACATTTTCAAGCTCTAACTGATTAATCTTTACTGTCATTTCTTATTTCTGCCTTTCTTTTATTTGTAAAAAAACCATCTTTATAAAACCTACCTTCTCGGTAGTTTTCATACTCATGTTCTCGAACGAACAATGTTGTCTCGAGAAGACCTCCAGGAACAAAGTAGCAGCGATCGCATCCAACAAAACCACTGATCATAAGTGTGTTACCTACTGTGGTCAGTGTTCCACAATATGGACATTTGATTAAAACATCCATTGGATCATCTGCATCCTTTACGATCTCAACCGGAGGCTGTGAAAGGGATATAAGTACTTTCTTCATGCTTTTAGATCCTCACTGGTCTGAGGATTCGCCCCCCCCCCGAACAAAATCTTATGCAATTCAGCTGCGATCATGCTTCCAAGGATCGTATGTACTATTACGAAATCTCCAAAGCACTCTTCGTCTTTTGGAGCTTCCTTTAAAATATTTGATACAGCTTCTGCTACTGATTTTGTCAGCTTATCTTCCGTTAATGTTATTTCTTTCATCATTTAAACTCCTTTTCTTCTTAGCTCCTGACCTACAAGCAAGACATCGGTCACATGTTAGAATTTACAATATGATCACCGTTCGAATTGGCACATTATCGATTGGTATTAGCTTAAAAGACTGATTCAGAATTAAGGGGAATTCCGATGCCCTGCTTGTAGACCAGGAGCTAACTGTGTTAAAATAGGAATGGATAAATTACATATCCACTGTTAAGCGCTCTTCTCTGTGGTAGGTGATGGCGCTTTTTTTAATGCGGGTTCATAGATAAATCCCGTGTATTCATATAAAAGTTTTGGTGATATGTAATATGCATATCTCCGAGAATCATCTTCCATCTTCATGGCTGCTCCGATGGGAAGAATTTTCCTTTGTAATGCAACTCGAATAAACGCCTGATCTTTATTCATAGCGTTTGCGGCTGCTTCAATTGGAACATTCATCCCCGTGAATCTCGGTTCGTTCATATGGACACCTCCTTTCTATCCAAGTACTGTGTTTAACACCATTAATCCATAGGTTATGAAGCACCCTATGATCAATCCAGCTACAAATAAGACTGCCGGATTTAATCGCCGCTTTTTCTCATTGTGTTCTTCTGGCCATTGACACCAGCTAAATGCATCCGTGTCAATGAAGTCACCGTCTTTTACCTTATTCATTTTCTCATCCCCTTTCTGTAGGCCCTTTCCGTTGTATAATGTAAATGGAAAGGAGTTTTTTATGAGTAAAAATTTTGATGATTTTAAATCTCAATATCTAAAAAATGAAGATATTGAAAAAATTGTTGACTCGTTCCCTCAGGAATTAAAGGAACTTAACATAAATAATATTGGAAACGATATAGTGAATATTAGTACAACTATTTTTGTTGAGATTCTTGAGAAGTATCATCATTGGTTATCAGATGACATTTGATTCCTTTAACATTGTATGTGGTACTTTTTTTTGTATTAGCCGATTCATCTGCCAATGAATTGGCTTTTTTATGGCTGCAACAGCATTTGCCATCACAAGCGCTGTATAAGATATTTGCTTCAAATATCCAGCATCATCACACTCTTTGATCAGTTCAAGGAGTGCTTTCTTCTTTTCGGTTTCCATCATCACACCTCCCTCCTTCCTCTTATGATGATTGTTATTCGCAAATCAGTTTAATTTAGTTAAACTTTCTCAGTAAAAAAATAAGAACCTACATCATCTTTTGAAATTCCTAACATTTCTGAAATTTTAATTACGTCATCGCTTGAAAAAGGAACTTTGTTCTGCATTTTTCGTGACATTGTATTTTCAGAAACACCATAGGCTTTCGCAAACTCCGTTTGGCTCCCGTATTTTTCAATCATCAGTGCTCTTAGTTTTTTGAAATCAAAGGCCATATTCTTTTGCACCTCCTGTCTTCTTGGTTATAGTTTAACTTTTTTAAACTATTATGTCAACACGAAAATTCAAAAAAATTAAACTATTATGTTGATTTTAACTTTTTAGTTCCATATAATTAAATCATAGGAGGAGTGTATTATGGATGAAATAAAAGACAGATTATCTTTAGCGTTAAAAATTAAAGAAAAATCCGCTAAAGACCTATCAGATCTTACCAATATACCTAAATCATCAATATCTCAATATATGAGTGGATATGCAAAACCAAAGTCAGACCGTATACACAGCATTGCAAAAGCGCTACATATAAACGAAGCTTGGCTTCTAGGTTATGATGTACCAATGGACAAGAGCGATATTATCAAGCAACTTGAGCCTATAAACATGATATTTGATGACTACTTTCCGCTTCATTACTGTACCAATCTATCAGCGGGATCACCAACAGAATTGTTTGAAGCAGAACCGGATGCTGTGGTATATGTTCCAATAAAATTCCAGAATCGCAAAAAAAGACTTCACGCTTTTCAGGTTAATGGTACTAGCATGAACAATGTAATCCCTGATGGAGCCATCGTAGTAGCTGAGGAAGTTCCTGATACTGTTTTGAAAGAAGGAACTATAGTTGTTGCATGGATTAATGGAGAAGCTACTGTTAAAAGGATTTATCCAGGAGAACATCAAGTTACCTTAATGCCTGATAGTTCCGATAAAGGACATCATCCAATTATAATTAATGCAGATGAAGAACAAGTATATATTTTAGGTCGCGTTATCTGGCATATGAACCCAGATAACATATCAGAATATTACTAAGGTTTTAACCGCAAAAATGCGGAGGAGGGATAAGAAATGGCATTTGACGACTTAATGGAGACTAGCAAAGGAAAACTAAAAGACTGGAATGAAGGTAGAATCAAAAGAAGTGCTGAAAAAAAAGTAACCTTTCTTCCTACTACGTTTAGAGATAAGATTACGGATAAAAAGTTTGGATCTGTAACAATGTATCAGCAAGTAGATGATAATCTCGTCTATTTTGATAAAAATGATTCAATTCTTTTTGAATTCATTGATTATACATGGAGTGGCCCACAATATAAAACTGTTTTAAAAACTGATACAAAGGAAGAACATAAAGGCAAAACTAAACGAAAAGGTCGCTTACTAGGTGCTGCAGTAGGATCGGTAATAGCTCCTGGAGTTGGCACTGTAATCGGAGCAATGGCTGGAACTGGAAATAAGAAACACCAAGGAACTACTGATTCTCACTCCGTAACTTATGAGGAACATATTGAACTAGATACACCAGCAAGCATGAGAATAAAAAAAATCAACGATAACGAAATTATTAATATTGATTTTAGTTGCAACACCTCAATCAATAATGAATTAAAGCAATTTGTTAAAACAAAATCGATTGAAACAAATATTACATCTACACCAATTGATGTTGAAGTCATAGAGAAAGAAAATCCATATGAAGAAATCAAAAAGTTAAAAGAATTATTGGATATGGGTATATTAACTCAAGATGAATTCGATACTAAGAAAAAGCAAATTCTAAATATATAAAAAAAATCCTCCAGCACTGGCAATGCTGGAGATAGTTAAAGAGGTGTACTGGCAATACACCTTGTACATAAAAAGTATGAGCACTAGTCATATAACTTTTTATGTACCCATTTTACCAAATTTTAGCAAGAAAAGAAAGGATGGGTACTATCATGAAAAAGAACAAATATAGAAGACTTCCAAATGGGTTTGGAACAATTAGTCATTTATCTGGAAAAAGAAGAAAACCTTATGTCGCAAAAGCCCCAGCTGTTTACATCATTGATGAAGATAATCAAACCGGAAAGTATTCTCGCCTGATCATTGGAAGTGCAGAAACATGGGAAAAAGCATATCAATTGTTATTAAAGTATAATGAGACTCCATACAACCTAAGCAAGAAAAACACAACACTTAAACAAGTATACGATGCTTGGAGCAAGGAGCACTTTGAAATAGTCAGCGATTCATCTGAAAAAGGTTATAAAGCTGCCTTCTCTATATTAGAAAACTATTATGACAAACCATTTTGTAAGCTGAGAGCTTTTGATTTTGAAAACGCAGCCAAGGAAAGTGGCAAGAACGCTCCAACCTTGAAGAGGTATAAAACATTGATTAATATGCTATATAAATACGCTATTAAATATGAGATAACCACCGTTGATTTTAGCCAAGCTGTTGATTTATCCAGCCTACGCAATAGAAACCCAAACAAGAAGAAAAAGAATATCTTTACCAAGAAGGAAATTGATGCATTGTGGAAAAGCAGAGACAAAAGAACTGTTCAGATAATATTGATTATGATTTACTCAGGAGTACGAATCGAAGAGCTATTGAGTTTAACCAAAGAAGATGTATTCTTGGATAGACAGGTGTTTGAAATTGGTGACAGCAAAACAGAGAATGGCATTCGTACTGTTCCGATTGCCGATAAAATGCTCCCTTTCTTCAAACAATTTATGAAAGAAAAAGGCAAAACGAATCATCTGATTTTAAATGCTAAAGGAACAAAATTTGGATATCATAACTTTAGAAAAAATTATTGGAACCCAACAATGGAAGAGCTTGGAATGAATCACAGACCGCATGAAACTCGTCATACTTGTGCAAGTCTCTTAGCCGATCATAAGATAGAACCAAGAACTATCAAAAAGATTTTAGGACATTCAGGTGCTATGGATTTGACCGAAAAGGTATATACACATCTTGATGACAAAGTGCTTTTGGATGCAATAAATACTCTTTAATATAAATTCATTGGCAACAAATTGGCAACAAACTGGGGTTTGTCAAGAAAAGTGTGTAAGTAATTTTTTAATTACCTGTTGACACTATCT